TGATTCTGTAAGAATGTCGTAACCATTGATTGTACCTGTTGTACCTTCAACGACGAGACCACTCTTGATTTTAAAGTCTTTATTTACTGTTGCCATTTTTTATATCTCCTTAGTTATGCCTTAAGTCCAATTCGTGCGTAACGAACTGTGACTGGCTTGATCGCAGGGTCTGGAGTGACTGTTAAGGCCACGGTATTTCCAGTGCGAGAGACATTAATGGTGCCAATATTCCCATCATTGTCGATTGTTCCGTATTCGCTGACATTTACGTTTGTACCGTCAACGAGAATTGTTAGTTCGGTTGCATAGAACTTGTTGTCTCCTGCAGAGGTCTTTGATATTGAAACAATATACTTGACCATTCGCCAAACTGTAGCGTCAAAGTTATCAATAACAGTTACGTTCTCAATACCAGTGATTGTATTTTCATTGTTACCTGCAGAGCCAAGGTCTGTTGCCTGGGCTGAAGCGGTATCAATTAAGTCTTCATAATTTTCTTGAGTAGGTCTATCTCCAGTTTGGAATAGACTTTTAACTGCTGGAATCGATACTTTGGCCATGTGGTAATTATAACACCCCTTTTAATAATACTATTAGAGAATGTAGTTGCTATAACCAATAACTTGAAGAGGGATTGCTGGAGTATTTCCCAAACCAATAGCCACAATTTGAATGGCTGAAAACTTTACCCTAAAAGGAAGTATGTCTGTGATTAAGGTGTTTCTTGTTATTTCTTCTACTTGAACTACAGGATAGTCAATAGGAAAAATTCTTTTGGTTTTACCATTAAGTTCATCAAGTATTAATGCTGTTGCCATTAATCTGTTACGTCTTCAAGAATTCTTAGGCTACCCTGAGCAACCGTCCAAACTCTTGTTGGGTCGCTAACCTGAATATCAAAGATGTCTCCTGTCTGTAAGACATTAGATTCTTCTGCTGTAAGCCAAACAGTAAACTCTCCAACAAGATCATCTTCATCTGCAACTGGATGCAAAGCCATTACTGTAGTTGCATTATCAGTAATAACTCCTTTGTCTGCTGCAAGTGTTGGTCTTTTAATCTTCATAGCAATATCCCACTCAGAGCCAGGGCCCTTTAAAATTAATGGCACTTTTGCATCATCTGTTACATAAACCTTAAACCCAGAAGTATCTCCACGAACAACAGTCCAGATAACGGTTGGAGGCGGATTGCCTACATTGTATAGTGATTGAGATCCTCTTAAAGTTGCCATAATGTTATTATATCACGAGTCTTGACTCTGGCCACTCAAATTCTATACTTTTTACTGTTCCAGCATGTACGTCATTCCAGGAATAGGGGGTTCCGAACTCATCCTTTTCCATGCCAAGAAATTTAAAGTTTTCTGGAAGGTTATTCTGATTTCTTATTCTATGAATGTATCCTGTAAATGTGCTTCCAAATGTGCCAGCAAAATCTTTTGATTTTGCCATGATTAAAGCACACACTGCTCCATAGGCAATTTCTGAGTGAATTGGCAAAGACATAAACTCTTTGCTAAAGTTGTCAACTATAATGTCATCAAGAAACTTAATATTTTTATTTTTAAACATTTTATGATTTATATCATCAGTTAAAACAATTATTGGACTGTTGTCAAATTTAGATATTTGATCTGAAATCATGTCTTCTTTAGTTCTAAATACTGGCTGGTGGTCAGTAAGTCTTACGTGAATTCCATTAAACTCTCCTAAATAGTTAGAAACTAAATCTGCAAACTCCAAATATTCTTTTTTAAATTTAACTGTTGATAATTTTTCATCAAGTTCTTTTGTTCTGCCAAAAAAGAATCTAGAGTAGTGAGATATATTGTATCCACTAAGGTGAAAATCTCTATCGTCAAAAGTTAAAGGCTGCCTACCATCTGCAAAAAAACTTTCCTCATCCCCAGGAGTTACTTTATAGTAAAAATTCTGTAATGCATCTTCGAATAAAACCTCCGACTCTGAAAATTTAAAAATATTGTTTAGGTTTATAATTTCATATATTCCCGTTGAATCGTAATCAATTAAATCAAGCGGACTAGTATCGTCACGAGTAATTATCGACTCTCTTCGTCCAACATTGTCCTGTCCCCTAAGAGATGGTGTGTCTATTGCACTTTTGTTGTGATCTTTTCCATTATATAAAATTATTTCTTTACCTGTGCAGTGAGCAAGGCCTATTGCAATTTCAAGACTCATTATTCTATTAATTAGTCCAGCGTGGTGCCATCTATAAAAAATTTTACCTGGACTCAATTTGACTTTGTATCCACTTGTATGTTTTATATATACCTTGCTCCAAGGACATTGAATATGTCCAGCCAAGTTTTTCTTTTACCAAATCATTGTTAGAATTTCTACCACGTACTCCCAAAGGTCCATCTATATGTTTTCTGTTTACATTTTTCCCTTCAACTCCTGCAGCGATACTGACTAATTGATTAATTGTAACCATCTCTTCTGATCCAATATTAACTGGTCCAGTAAAGTCTGACTGCATTAGTCTTCTTGTTGCCTCTATGCATTCATCTATGTATAGGAATGAGCGGGTTTGACAACCATCCCCCCAAATCTCTACTTCTCCATTTTCGGGAGTCATAATAACTTTTCGACAAATTGCTGCTGGTGCTTTTTCTTTTCCACCATCCCATGTTCCTTCTGGCCCATAAATATTATGATATCTTGCAATGGCTACTGGAATCTTATTATTTCTGTTAAACGCTAAGAACATTCTTTCGCTAAATAGTTTTTCCCATCCATACTCACTATCTGGATCTGCGGGGTAAGCATCAGACTCTCTTAATCCTGGATTAGATGTATCTAATTGCTTATGCTCTGGATACATACATGCAGAACTTGAGTAAAAAATTTTTGTTTTATTAAAATTATATGCCTCGTTTAGTCTTGACTGTGCTCTTAAAAGATTAAGATTTATTAGTGCTGAGTTTTCCATTATTTGAGAATCATTGTCCCCAGTAAATATATACCCTGCACCACCCATATCTGCAGCAAACTGATAAATTTCATCAAACCCATCAATTAGTTTATATGGAATTTCATTATAAAAATTTCCCTGGTAGCCTTTAAACTGAATAACCTTTTCAACATTTTCGTATACAGACAAATCTCTTTCAATAAATTCATCTGCTGCTGACTCAGAAAAGTCTGGATGCTTTAAGTCAACACCACGAACCCAGTATCCTTCTGATTTTAAACGCTTTACCATGTGGCTTCCTATAAAACCACCTGCTCCTAAAACTAATGCTGTTTTTTGTGACATTATGAAAGTCCGTTCTTTAGTGCTCCCCAAGTTCCATTACCTTTTGCTTCAACAATAATGGTTCCAGATGTAGCATGCGACTTTGCTACAATGCCTACTGCTCCACCAGCATCTGATGGTTTTAAGTTGCTATTGTCTTCTGCTACTAGACCACCAAGTGCGCCAACATATAAGGTGGAGCCTGCAGAATAAGAACTTGTATTTATATTTTGCAAAACCCCTGCAACTACCACAACGCCAGCAGAAGATGGTTGTAGTGTTTGCTTAAGAAGTCCTAATATGGGTTTTGTTGTTGACGCTAATGCCTTTTTTACTTTTGTTCCCCCGTCATAACTTGAAACGTATACTGGTGTACCCTTTATCAGTTCAAAAGATTCATCATTAATAACACTAATTTGTATAATAGATAAATCTAAATTATCTAAAGTCTCGCTTACTTCTTGTGCTAAAATTGCAATATCTCCGTGTACATTTACGGGATCTGTGCTTAATGGATATGGTAATGGGAAATTTCCGCTTGTTTGTGATGACATAGTGTAATAATTATACCACCATCTAAACTTGACTTTTGCCCAAAATCCATGTTATACTAGGAAGTAACAACCCTGTAAAGGGTTTTTCGTTTCTAAGGAGGAACAGATGAACGTAACACAAGATAAACAAAAACTCATCGGAATACTCACGATTATAGTAATGTTGGCACAGGGTCTTAATGTGGCAAATGCTAGTGAACGCAATAACTTGAGTACGAAAAGCGAAGTATCTGACACTACAGCCTCGAAAGAGGTTTTTTTGGTTTCTAAGGTAAAAAGACTAGAGAGTTTTGAAAACAAGACATCTCTTACCGATAAAGAACTAAAAGAATTACTTAGCCTTGTAGGATTTAAGGGAAATGACTTAGTGGTAGCCTGGGCTATTGCTAAGAAAGAATCTAATGGAAGACCATTGGCATACAATGGAAACCATAAGACTGGGGACTCCTCTTATGGGATGTTTCAAATCAATATGATAGACAATCTTGGTCCTGATCGTAGAACCAAGTTTGATCTTGAATCAAACGCAGAACTATTTAATCCCGTGAAAAATGCAGAGATTGCATATTATATGACTAAGGGCGGGGAGGACTGGTCTTCTTGGAAGGGAATCACTCCAAGAACTAAGTCATGGATGAGTAAATTTCCTAAATAAAAATATAACAAAAAAAAGCCCATTTGCTTAATTGCATTTGGGCTTTTTGTTTTGTTTAAATTTTAAGGAGGGCTACATTCTCCAAATGTTTCATTCCAGGTTCCACCACATGTCTGGCACTGTGACTGGTTTAGCACTGAGTAGTCAGAGCAAAGACTATTTGGTGTAAAGGAGTATGGAAGAGGAGTAAATGTATATGTCATTGGTGTAAATGTATAGGTAGTAGGTGTAAATGTATATGTCATTGGTGTAAAGGAGTACGGAGTTACAGGTGTAAAGGAGTATGATACAGGTGTAAATGTATATGTCATTGGTGTAAATGAGTAAGGAGTTGCAGGTGTAAAGGAGTATGATACAGGTGTAAATGTATATGTCATTGGTGTAAAGGAGTACGGAGTTACAGGTGTAAAGGAGTATGATACAGGTGTAAATGTATATGTCATTGGTGTAAATGAGTAAGGAGTTGCAGGTGTAAAGGAGTATGGAGTGAATGAATATACTGGTGCATTTGGATCAGAACACTCTCCAAATGTTCCATTCCATGTTCCTCCACAACTAGTACATGTTTCTGGATCGTAGATTAAAGAAAGGTCGGCGCAAAGGCTGTTAGGAGTAAATGTGTATGCTACTGGAGTAAAGGTATATGTCATTGGTGTAAACGAGTAAGGGGTAAAGGCATAGGCTGGTGTAAATGTGTAAGAGGTTGTAGGAGTAAATGTGTATGTAGCAATATAGTTATACACAGTAATTGAAACATCTGATCCAAGGGGAACAACGGTTCCTGCAACTGGGTTTTGAGTTTTAACCTTTCCATCATTTTCTGGTGTTGCACCAGAAGTAGTTGTTCCAATTGTTGGTGCATTAAGTAATCCAGCATCAGCAATCAGTGCTTGTGCTAAATTACTATCGTATCCAACAACATCTGGAACACTCACAGTTGTTGATGTTGGAGTGAAAGAATATGATACAGGTGTGAAGGTATATGCTGTTGGTGTAAATGTGTATGCTGGTGTAAAGGTATATGCTACAGGTGTAAATGTGTATGCTGTAGGTGTAAAGGTATATGTTGTTGGTGTAAATGAGTAAGGTGTTGTAGGGGTAAATGTGTATGCAGGAGTAAATGAATACGGAGTAAAGGAATAAGGTGTTGTAGGAGTAAATGTATATGCTGGAGTAAAAGAATACGGTGTTATGGGAGTAAATGAATAAGATGTAGGTGTAAATGAATAGGATGTTGGTGTAAATGAGTATGGAATTACAGATGATGACTCTGTAATATCACCATAGGCAAGCCATGTGTTCGTGTCAATTTTTAAAAGAGTAATTTTTGAATATCTAGAGTCAAAAACAAGTGGCGATTCAGGTACACTTGCTGGAAGCGTTTCTCTACCTTTTGACCTAAGAGATACTCCAATTGCTGGCTGAATACTTGTTGTTCCACTTCCTAGTTGAACAATTTCTATTTTATATCCTGGAACAATTGCTCCTGAAGAATTAGCGGGAATAGTAATTATATTTGATGATGAAGAATCAACAGTAATAACTTTACCAGCATCTTCAGCAGTTATTGTATAGTCAGTTAACTTGGCTGATATTTGTGAATAACCAACAATGTTTCTCCAAACACCACTATAGTAATATTGAAGTTGATTTATTTGCTCTCCCGCATTTGTTTGTCTAATAAAACAAACTAGTCCGTCTGGTGCCGAAGAGATTGCTGCATCTCTTGCATTTGGATTTTGAAAATTATTTACGCCACCTTGTGCATAAAGAACTTCGTTAAATGTTACAGAATTGCTTGAAAATTCATGAACACCAGTCCAGTCATAATTTGCTGCTGTATTTGTTGTTCCAGCAATAGGAAACCAAGTCTGACTTGCTTGGTCATAAATGTACGCAACTTTTCCATTAGAACTAATTGATGTCATCTGATGTCAACCCCAATGCTCTTAGTTCTGCTTCACTTAATCCTAAAGAGACAAACTTCATTATTGCTCTTTCTTTTAAAATCTGATCGGATGTTTTTTCGTTAGACATTATGCACCAATCTCCAACCATGCGCTACCTGAATAGACATATAATTTAAGTGGTGAAGAATCTGAATCAACCCAAAGCATTCCCTGTGTAAGTTCTAAACTTGGTTCAGAAGCCTGATATTTTGCAGTTGCATTAATTGCTGTTGCGATTGGAGATGAAGAAGAGTTTACCCAAATAAACCCATCTCTCAAGTCTGTTGGTTCTGTTGGTGTATAGTCTGACCCAATTCCACGAGATTCTTCTCTTTCGTCAAGAGCAGTCAGTTCTTCCTGTATAGATTTTAAATGACCTGCAACAGAATTTGCAATAAGTTCTGATTCTGTTTCTGGTACGGTGGTTGTTCCATAATGATAAAGTTTTAGGGCTGCCTGAATATCTGCTGCTTCTTCGTAGCCAGGTATTTTAGTAGGGTATAAGGGTCCAATATTCTCAGCCATAGGTGATCTCCATCAAAATTATACCACCACATTAACAAATAAATGAATTGTTTTTGGTCCGCTTAGGGGTGTCCAAGAAGATGATACATATTCTGCAGCATTAATGGTTATTGGCAAAGACAGTATGCTGTTTACGGATAAAACATCTCCAACTAATATAGATGATGCTATTGGGTTAGATCCAACAATTGAGTGCTGAATGTTAAAATTTGACGATGAAATAAGCCCTACCTGGTCTGCCGAAACTATATTAATTAAAGGTATATTAATTGTATTTGTAGATCCGTCAACAAAAGTTCTTAAAAGGTTTGAACTATACGTATTAGGTATTAACTTCAATATTTTAGTCCAAGTATTTACAGATGCAACATTCTGGTACTGATATTGGTATAGATATTCCTCGTCATTTGGGTCTATATTTATATATAAATCAAATATATTTGGTGTTTGACCTATCTCGTTCAAGTTTGGATTACCATTACCTACAAAGATTAAACTGCCTCTTTCTCCTTGAGGCCCAAAATCTAAATCAACACTTATGCTTGTTGGACCACCTAAAACAGTTATATCTTCTGTAGAAAGTAGTATATCTGTCATGACTCTCTGACAACCTGACCAGTTACAGTTACATTTCCTGTTAACAATGTATAAATTAACGGATAATCTCCGCCAGTCTTTTTTACTTGAACGTCATAGACATATGTGGTACCAGATGTAAGAGTCTCTCCTTGTGCTGGGGTAATAACACATTTTACATATTCCCCGTTATCAGAAATGCTTGCTAGACACTCTACCTTACCAGTATTACCAGCATCTCTTACAGTGTTTATCCAAAAATAAGAATTATTGTACTCTGAAAGATTAAAAACAGTACCATCTGCTTTTTTAGGATAGACATTAAATTCATAAGTGTCACCCTTGTAATAGTTAATATTTAATTCCCCTGGAAATGCCATAGTTTTATTATACCACGCTGACGTATATAGATTTGAGAATTACTGATGCATCATAGTCAGTACGTATTTGAGGAACTGCCCCATTTCCCCAAATTTTTTGATTTTCAATAAAAACCTGCTGAGTCACAGTTATTGGATAGTTATGCTGATATTTTAAAGAACCAATAAACTGAGAAACATCCAAATTGCTATTAGCAGAATATGTTCGAATCCAAACCTCTGTGTTGCTGCTATATGTTGTTAGTTCAAAACTGTATGTTATAAATATTTGAGCGCCTTCTTCAAGTCCCCTAAAATTAAAGGCTCTTGCATGATCGTTCCATAATGAGGTACAATTCTTTGGAAGATACTTTTCATTTGATTTTCCGTCAGATATTAAAAATGTAGTTACCCACCCATCGTCTCCTTCTGATATTCCAAGTTTAATTGGTTTTTGCACCTTGTTATGATATGATGCCCATCCTGCTTGCTGTCCTGAAGAGGACAAAGAACTTAGTCCGTCTTTACCTGCTGGACCTTGAGCACCCTTTGGACCTGTCTTTCCTTCTGGTCCTTCAGGTCCTGGTTTTCCATCTTTTCCGTCTCTACCTGAAGGTCCCTGTGGTCCTACTGGTCCAGGGACTGGAAGAAATGAAAGTGAATTATCTACAGTAGGATATGTTTGACTTTGTTCTACTTGTGCAGCATAAGAAGATTTTTTTGCACCTGGGAAATCCATAGATTTAGAAACAGCCATGGAGTTATTATCTCACTATATTAAGTCAGTGACTCTATAGATGTAATGATTCCGTTGGTAACAACAACTATTTTAGAATCTGGAGTATGAAATGTTCCTGATGCTCCAGTTGGTAATTCAGCATCTGCACCCTTTGCTGCAAGTAAATTCCAAAATCCTGGGGAAGGAGTATCTCCAACATTTCCTCCATTGGCACCAACACGATACCAAAGTTGTCCGTCATATGTTGCTATATCTCCAACGGCATATGATGCTCCGCTACTGTATTCTCCCGTGTAATTCCAAAGTGCATCTGCACCGTCAGTGCCGTTTGTTCCATCTGCACCGTTTTGACCTTTAGGTAAAAATAGATCCCATTGTCCAGGGTTAGCAACAGGACTTAGTAATCCACCACTTGCTTTTGCAATATATAAATTATCATCGGCACCTTTTACAACTGCAATGTTTTCAATATATCCATTGCCTGAAACATAGTCCCCTAAGTAAACAAGGCCAGGACTTCCGTCTGCTCCTGCAGGTCCTTGTGGACCAGTTTCTCCTTCAAGTCCATTAAGACCTGGCTCTCCTGGTTCGCCTTGTGGTCCTTGTGGACCTGTCAAACCTGTGTCTCCTTGGTATCCTCTAGGACCTTGTGGTCCTGCGGGTCCCGCTACTGCCACACCAGGCATTGGAACAATTTTGATAACTGCCATTATAAACTAC